GAAGTTGAAGTGCTCCGTGATTTCAATGCACTCCACACCCGATGGATGTGAGTTGTAATGTTTTGGGTGATTGACATTGTCATTCATGAATGGCCCTCCAAGGTCCGCCATAGGCGCTAGAAATCCAAAATCCTGCTGAGTTGATAGTCATCCCCATCCTTTCCATTTCATCGCGTGTTTTGCATCTGCGGCTCACCCCAAAATCGCCTGTGCGGTGCTTATCAAAGGCAAAGGTTGAGTTGAAGTAGTTTTTGCAGGCCTGGCACTGGTTTCGATCACCCGTTAATTTCATACACCCTCACCTTCACGATTCCGGCGATTTGTTTGTTCCTGAAGATCCTCAGGTCCGAGATTTGGTTGTCGTCCTTCCAGACTTGCGCGTGAGTCAGACTGTCCAACAAGGACTTGAGCAGGTTGTCGATGTCTCGCTTGCGTTTGTCCGGTGGGAACACTTCGATCTCGACTCGCAGGTCCCCCTCGAGTTCGTAGGTCTTCACCCCATGTTCCATAAGACATAAGTTCACCGCCTTGCGGTAGGCCTGGCCCTCCTGCGAAATGTAAACGGTGGCGAGCTTGCCAATAACTCTGTGCCGCCAGTAAGTGTTTACGGTAGGTGGCCATGGCAATGTGGCCTCAAAAGATAATGGGGTTTCCATAGGCTTGCTCAGTAAATTGCTGTGAGTTTTTGTCGAACCAAAGCCTGATGACGCCTTCGTATTCGCCGTTGCGTTGCTTCTCAATGGCCAGGTAAGCGTCAGGGATTGACTGGTCTACCACATGGCCAGCCTCAAGCTCACGCTCCTTCTTTTTGTTGCGGTGCATCAGGATCACATTGTCCACCTGGTCGGCCACCGAGCCTGAGCCTTTAAGGTCCATCTTCGTAGGTGCGTTCTCGTCATTAGCCTGCTTGCGGATGTGATGCACCAGGTGGATGTGCGTGTCATAGTCTCGAGCCAGAGTACAGAGTTGGTCCACAAAGTTTTTCTGACCGTTGTAGTCGTCCTCATCACGCAGGCATTTCATCAGCGAGTCGATCAGGTAGTGCTTGCAATTGAGATTGGCTGCAGCGTAACTGCCGACCCCTAGAACCTGCCCAGGGCTTACCGTTCCTTGCTGGTCATAAAACCACATCTTGTCGCCAACCCAGTCCTTGAAGGCTTCGTAATCGGCTACAGCAGGGTCTCTGCGACGGGACCATTGCCTGACCATGCGTTGTAGGGTGCGTAAGGGCTTCATCTCGAAGCTTGCAATAACGACACGCTGGCCTTGAGCGATCAGACTCAGGGCAATCATGCCGGTCAGCATGGACTTGCCACTACCGTTTGTGCCAGCAAAAACCGTAACCTCGGCAGGCCGGAACTCGAAGAGGCCTAGCGTCTTGGACCAGGGCATAGTCACAGGCTTGGTTGTAACCGGGTTCTTGACCTGGTCGATCAACTGGTCCATGCAATCAGCCGCGGATCTAACCCGCACCTGAGCTTCCATCGCGTCATACCAGGCTTGAAAGTCGATGTCTTGAGGTATTGTGTTCATGCGTCAACCTTTGAGTCCCACAGGATGGGAAAGCGTGATTCGGTGTAATGGGCAAAGACTCGAGCAGCGCCGCAGCGAAGCAGTTCTTTGGCGGTACGAGCAACTGCATCGGAATCCCGGCCAGTGACATGAGCTACCAGACCTTTAACCCAACGGTAGTCATAGTCGAACTTGCTGACCACAACCACCGGGGCTTCGGCATAAGCATCAGGCTTGCCATCGAACTCAACGAAGACGGCGCGGGGCGGCTGTTTTTTGGCCAGCAGATCCATTACGAAATCGTGCCCCTTCATACGCCACCCCGATTTGCAAAGGGATCTTGGCTTGCAGGCTTCGCCTTTCTTTCATTCTCGGCAAGCACCCAGTTTTGGAAGGTCTTATCCCAATCAAGCTTTGTAGCGTCCTTGCCTGACTTAGCTTGCCAGTAGTTGCAAAACTTCATGATCGTATGGCCTGGGTTCAGATCAGGCCGTTCCTTGCGCATGAAAGCAATCAACTCATCAGATGGCTCCCAGTCTGGAGGCAAGCGCGTAGCGCGGCTCTCTCTGGTTCTTGGTTCTTGGTTCTTGGTTGCTATTGGGGTAGCATTGCCCTCCCTTATGCCCTCCCCATTACCCTCCCTATTGGGTAAGCTATCCCCACCCTCTTGCCTAGCTTTATCCCACCTAATGCGCGCCCCTTTGGCCCCGCCATCCTTTTGCTTGGTGAATGAAGCGATCTCCTTGTCGCAGCGCTTGTTGGTGTAGCAATCGCCCTGCAAAACAAAAAATTCTTTCAGTAAGCCGTCAATTTCAACTACTGCTCCAGGCATGCGAATAAGCCTGGCGATCCTGGCTGGATCGTTGGGCAGGGGCTTTTGGTTTAAGTAATACAGGTCGAGCATGCGCCTGTATGCAAGGTCCTCGGTGTCAGTGAGGTGGCTGGTGTGGGCTTGATAATCCCCCACATGAAACGGATAGAAACGCATCATAACCCTCGTCAAAGGCTTATCGTCACTGAGGTTGGGCGTTGGCAGGGGGGTGACGAATCCCCTTTTCGCTCCGTCGAGCTAGCCATGCCCTGTGGACTTTACCTAATGCTTGGTTGGTGTGCAAGCAAAAGTTTGAATCATCTCGCGCAGCTTGCTATCAACATCTGACCAATAGCTTTCAAAGGCTGCAGTGCCGTTGTTCTCAGCAATGCCAAGGCAGATCTTAGTGAGCATCGTGAGCGCTACCGAGTTGTAAACCTGCTCAGCAAAATCACTGTCATGTTGCTCGCCAATTAGGTCTACATGATGGCTGATGCTTTTGACCATGGCATAAGCAGTCTTAGCTATCTCGATCTCGGTCTTAGTCATGCCTGCCCCCTTGCTCGTATCAACTCAAACAAATGTTTTAACAAAGATTCATCAGAATCGGACAGATCGTCGCGCTCAGCATAATCAAACAGAACTTTTGCACACGCCTCACGCTCTGCAGCCACAGCATCTGCAATCAACTTATCAATGCGCGAGGCTTTGCGAAGACGGCTTACATGCCCTTTGTCGTAGCCGGTTTGCTTAACGATGTCCTTGATCCTTAGAGACTCGTCCTTGACCAGCGCTCTGACTTCAAAATATCGGTGCATCATTTCTCTGTCTTTTTTGAAAAAAGTTCAGGCTTGTAAACCCGCACACTTGAGTTATGCAGGTAAACCACGCGGATCATGTCGTCAACGACAGCCCAGCAAAAATCAACCATTTGCCCATTGGACACATAGCTATAGCCATCAACCAGGTGTGCGCCGTACTGCTTGCACTTTGTTTGACGCAAGGTCAGCACGATCTCACCGCCGCCCTCATTGTTGGCAGACCAAGTCTGTGCTGAGACAGCCACTGGCAATGCCAGCAAAAGCGCGGCAAGTCTCATAGCTTCACGAAAAGGCGTTCAATGCCCTTCTCACGAACAAAGGTGGTGAAATCCAAAGGCTTAGTTGCTAGCACAGCAAAGGTCAGCATGTGCGCTAGTTGCGCAGCTTCATAACCGCTGCAGTTTTCAGGGACCGCAATGCGGTGCATGGCGCCATCAATCTCAACATCGATGGGACCGATGGGGCTAAGTTCAGTTTCGTTCAATTTCATGCTCCTTGACTGGTGTGTGGATGAGCTTGCCTTTTGTCAGCACAAGCAGTCTAAAAATCGGCATACGGTCATGCTTGCAGTAGTAATGGACCGTGCTCGGCGCAACGCCTAAAAGCCTGGCTGCAGCCCGTATGCCACCAACAGATTCAATAAGGTCTCGAATGTTCATGGCGTTAGATTACTCGAACGGCAACCATTACGCAACCTTGGGCAAACCGTGGTGAACACCCGTAACCCAGGGTTACACAATGGTTGCGGTTCCTCATAGGGGGAAATGACCGTAACCAAGGTATCAACAACGGTAAACAGTGGCGAACATCCATGACCACGGTTTACGATATTGTTTGACAAGGTGTTCGATACATGAAACACTTTAGTTTCAGCAAACCCGGAGCAAACAATGGAAAGAAACGATGAATGGCAGTTGATGATGCAAGAGCGCGAGCAAATGACTGAGGAAGCTTTTCTGCGTGCCAAGCTAGGCATGGCTAATGAAAACGACTGGAAATGGCTTGCAAACGAACTCGGATTAGATCTTTACAAAAGGAAAGCAAATGTTGATCTCTGAAAACAATACTGAACGCACATTCAAACTCGTACCGCCTGGTTCTCACATGGCCATCTGCTATGGGTTTGTGGACCTTGGAACTCAAGACTACTTTTACCAAGGCGAACCAAAAAAGGCTCGTATGTGCCGGATCATGTGGGAATTGCATGGCGAAGATGCTGATGGCAATCCTCTTACGCTTGATGATGGCAGGCCTCTCAGCATCAGTGCTAAGTACACCATCAGCCTGCATGAGAATGCCAAGCTACGCATCATGCTCAAGTCTTGGCGCAATAAAGACTTTACTGAAGCTGAGCGCCGCGGCTATGACATCAGAACCATTCTTGGTCAGCATTGCATGATCACAGTGGAGCACAGGACAAAGGACGACAAAACCTTTGCGAATGTTGGCGCAGTTACAGGGGTGCCAGCAGCATTGCGCAAGCTTGGCCTTCCTGATCAGGTTAACAAGCGCACCTACTTTAGCTTTGGGTACTACGATCAAAGTGAATTTGATTCGCTAACCGATGGCCTGAAGAAAATCATCATGCAGTCGCCTGAATGGGAGGCTCGGTCAAAGGTTAAACATGTGGCACCGACCAAGCTTGATGACATCGATGATGATATTCCCTTCTGATTTCTATAACAGGATAACAAAGTGCCGTCAAAACAGCTAACCCAAAAGGCAGCAGTCGCCAAGCCTGTTGAGAACAAACTTGCTGAGCGGGATTGGGTAACGATTTGGTATGTCGATGGGATCTTGCTGGTGCCGCACTACACAAAGCAGCATGTGTTTGTGTGGCCTGGCGGCAAGTTTTTTACCCCTGATGAACTCGTAGCCATGGGGGCAAAAGAGTCAACCACATTACTTTGGCCAAGGCATTGGCTGTAAGGATCAAATCATGTTTAACGATGATGATCTCCCACCACATCAAAGGCACAGCGACACAAGCACTGAAGCTGCAGAGCTTATAGCGCCCAAGTTTGGCACCCTGATGTTCAAGCTTCTCGAGGCCTTTAAGAACCGCCCCTACTCGGGCTTGACCGATGAAGAAGGGCAAATTCTGCTTGGCATGGAAGGCAACACTTACAGGCCTTGCCGGGTAACCCTCATGGACCGCGGTTGGCTTGAGGACAGTGGCCAGCGCAGGCTTACTCGATTCAAACGCAAGGCCGTGGTCTGGATTCTCAAACCACCTAAAACGGACGGATTATTCTGATGGAAATAAAAGAACGCCCTACTGAGGCTGGGCACTGGTACACGCGTACTGGCGAGCCGATGTACCAGGTCAAATCAAATGCCGGCCACCTGCGCAATACAACGCTCAGGGACGCGCGCAAGTATGACCTGGTGCCTTCAGTCACCACGATCCTCAATTGCGCCGCTAAGCCTGGTTTAGAGGCCTGGAAACAGCAACAGATCCTGCTTGCTGCCATGACGCTACCAAAGCGTGATGACGAGTCCCTGGATGCCTACGCTGACCGAGTCCTGAAGGACAGCAAAGAGCAGGCTGCTGAGGCTCGCGACCTGGGCACTGCTATCCATGCGAAGGTCCAATCAGCCTTTGAGGGTGGGCCACCAAATGAGAGCTACCTAGCCGTCAAACAGATCCTCGACAAAGCGTATGGCAAGCAGGAATGGATCAGCGAAAAAAGCTTCAGCCACCCGCAAGGCTTTGGTGGCAAATGTGATCTGCACTGCAAGGTAGCGGTCATTGACATCAAGACCAAAGCCTTTGGGCCACAGGATGATCCGCAAGGATTTGATGAGCACCTCATGCAGCTTGCAGCCTACCGATCAGGGCTGATCCTTCCTGACGCGGCTTGTGCCAATGTGTTTGTGAGCACAACCCATGCTGGCTTGGTATCGCTCTATGAATGGACCAAGGCTGATGTGGAGAGAGGTTGGTTAATGTTCGAGTCGCTTTTGAAGTATTGGCAGGCAAAAAATAATTATCAGTAGTACGAGTGGTAGCTCCTGGGTGGATGAACGGTCGGATAGGCTTTGACAAGTGGATTAAACAAGCCTAAGATTCATTCCATAGCAAGTTCGCTATGTAAGCAAACCCAGGAGCAAACCAAATGCAAAA